ACAGTTGCACCTGTGCTGTGAGCAGCTCTAGTTGTTCCTCGAACAGCTCTAACAATTCCAGTAAAACTTGTAGCAGTAACGCCTGTGTAAGATATTTCTTCAGTTCCTACTTGTATAAAATTTGTGCCTGCGGTTGGAAAACCCGTGGTGCTTGCTACATTAATTGTAGTGCCTGATCCACCTGTTCCAAATGCGTCGTCGTTTAGTCCACCATTCAATGTAGTAGTTTGTGGGTTTGTAGTTGTACCACCCCACTGAGATATACCATAACCAAAAACTCCAACCTGGTCAGGTGGTCCTACATGATAGTATTGAAAATAAGTTATGCCGCCAGAAGTAGTTGCTCCCGCTCCTCCTTCGTTTCCAGGCATTGTAATAGTTAATGTAGTTCCTGTTGGTGTTGATGTTACCATAAATTTTTTATCACAAAAATCTGCAGCACCAAAGTTTGAACCTGTAATAGCACTAAAAGTAGACGTATCTCCAAACAAAATAATATCACCAGTTTCAAAATTATGCGCTGATGAAAAAGTAATAGTTACTTCTGGCTGACCATTAGTTGTGCTAAATGCATTTGTAATAGCTGTTCCAGATGGATTAGTTAAAGGATGTATATCGTAATATACTCCCCCTGTGTAAACATATAAAATTCTATTCGTGCCAATAAGAGAATATTTAATACCTGTTTTATTGACCATGTGATGCAATCCTCTAGCTGCACCAGTTAATTTACTGTCTCCTAATTGAGACCAACCACCTATTTTTTCAGGTGTACCGTATCTAAAACGTACATTTTCACCTCCTGTCCACTGTGATTCAGCGCCAGTAGATGTAACTTGTTTATTAAATCCGGGTAAAAAACCTAATTTTTGTAACATATGACTCCACTATATATGCTTTTTCTTATTTTGGTAGTACTATACTCCAATCTAATTCATATATCAATTCCTGTAAATCTACTTTTTTCAAGTGGTTTTCTTTTAAATATTGATGAAACTCCTCTACATCAATAATTACATATTGATTTTTTACATCATATACAATCTTGTCGGCTTTAGTTTTAAATGAACCGCCCTTAACATTATTCTTTAAAGGACGTAAATCAAATTTTAATAATTGATTATTTAATACACCTTCTACGTCCCATAGTTCTTTTTTCTTTTGAATAGGTGTGGCTAGTTTTACGTTTGATAATTTGTTTTTAAAAGAGTGCATAGGACAAAACAATTCTAGGATCTAATCCAATGGCTGTATGGGTAACACCTTTAGGAATATGTATGATATCTCCTTTTTCTAATATAGCTTCTTTGTTGTCCATTTTATATAAAGTTCTTCCATAAGCACCTACCAAAAATACATCGTAAGGATCGACATGAGTATTACTTCTAGTTCCTGATACCCAAGACATAAATATATCTAGATCGGCTTTTTGATTGTGTTTATTAAATTGCTTATTAAGAAAAGAATGTATCTTTTTAAATTTAGGGTGTTTATGCACAGATCTTATTTGCATTACAGATTGAAATATTCTTTCTTCATACCACAATCCAGAAAACTGAGATGTATAAGTATTCATATCTAAAAATTTAGATATGTAATTAAAGTCAATATCTTCTTTAAATTTTACTACGTTTTTTTGTATCATTTCTGAATTAAAAAATTAGCTGCAACAGATATTCTTTCACCTTTAGTTTTAAACGGAGAAACAAAATGTCTTACATTAGCAGGAAAAATGTAAAGATCTCCTCTTCTAGGAGTAACACAATAATGAGCATTATTAAGTAATCTTTCTTCACCATACAAAAACTCCAAGGTCCCTGGTCCATGATGCGTGCCTTTATATTTTTCTTTTTCTTTAGTTAGATCAGGAGTTTGTAAAAATAATACACTAGATAAATGACAGTCTGTATGAACGTGTGGAGGATTAAAGTCTCCTGGTTTCATGTAGTTAACCCATGCTGATTTAATTTTAACAGCATTGGCTACGTGCCCATTATAAAATTTTTCTGCTTCTAATATGTATTCTTTAACCCAAGGTGCAATTAAATCCATATACTTATTAAAATTAATATTAAATTGATTATCTAAATGACCAGCTAGTTGATGATTAGCGTTTTGTTTTTTATTTTTTTTACATAAAGCCAAAACAGCTTTTACAGTCAAATCATCAATCTCTCCACAATATACAAAAGGGCCAAAGTTAACGTATTTAGAGCCCATAAAATTTAGACAATTGTTGTTGAAGATCAGCTACTTTATTTACTAAATTCCAATTAACTTCTGATAAGGTTTGAATCTGTATATTTTTAACTTGTATTTCTTTTTTTAAACCTTCGTTCATTAGTTTTTCTGAATTTTTAACTTGTCTTTCCATGTCTAGATTAGTTTCAAGTTGTTTAATTTTAAAATTAAGTCTTTCTTCTATCATTGTTTACCTCCATTTTAATGTCTGAAGGTAATCCTAAGTGCAGTCTCCCATCCATAAGATTAGAATTTTTTCCTGCTTTGTTGTAGTGTAAAAAAACTTGAGCACATTCCTTACCTTCAAATTTATTTCTCCAATGTTCAAGTTCACATCCTCTATATATTAACATATCTCCAGGATTTAAATTTACTTTAATTCCTTTTGCTTTAGATGGTTTGTATCCTTGAGATGTTTCCTTACCATCTTTTTTATTTTTACTAAGATATATAGGCCAAGGGTCTCCCCCTAAATTCATGGTTATAGATACTTCACAACTCATACGATCTTTGTGTCTTTTAAGAACATCTCCTTTTTTATACACACGCATGTATGAATAAGTAGGTACTAATTCGTATCCAGATTTTTTTTCCATAATAGGACCCATTTTATATAAAAGAGTATCCATTGCAATATCTCCATACACAGAATAAGTATTTGGCATTTGAGGATCTGTCCATGTACCAAAGTCTTTTGTAAATCTAGAAATACGTCTAGTATCCATAAAAGTTTTTGCTACTCTTCTTTTTAATAAAGAATACAAATATAAAAAATTAGCCATCTCATCAGAAATAGCATTTGGTATTACTTCGTATTTATCTTTCTTAAAATTCATATATTTTATTACCTATACATATAGCATCCATCTCTGAATTTTTCAATAAATCTAAAGCTTGTTCTGGTTTATTTGCAATAGGTTTGCCACCTTCGTTTAATGAAGTATTTAACAAAACAGGTAGTTTGGTTATTTTTTCAAAAGAATCTAATAATTTATAAAAGACAGGGTTCTGACTACAAGATACGGTTTGATGTCTGCACGAGCCATCAATGTGTGTAATTGCTGGTAATAATTCAGGTGTTTTAACTTTAGATGTGTAAAGCATGTAAGGAGATTTTTTTAAATCAAAGTATTTATAAGCTTTGTCTTCTTTAACACTTGCACCGTAAGGTCTCCACCACTCTCTATGTTTTACTTTTTGATTTAAAATATCTTTACCGTCTTTAATTCTTGGGTCCATAAGTATAGATCTATTACCTAAAGCTCTTGGTCCAACTTCTCCTTGACCTTGATACCAACCTACAATCTTTCCGTCAGCTAATAGTTTTGCTACTTTATTAATTGTTTGAGAAGATGCCATACTTTTTGGACCTACGTCATCTTGTATATAAGGATAATTTTCAAAAGGTTTAGGATCTTTGTAATTTAAAAAACGATTTCCAAATCTAACACAGCCTAAAGATAAACCACCATCATAAGCAGGGGGTTCTATATTTAATTTGTATCCCATATCTAAAAGTCTTCTATTCCATTCAATATTTAATGCACATCCACCGGAGTAGATAATTTCTTTTTCTTTATCCATTGGTTCAAAATAACGTTTAATTAATTCCCAACATACATCGTCTATTGTTTTTAAAAAATTTTGCCATTCAGGATTTGTAGGAGTTTTGTTATGATAACAAGTTTTTATAAACCATCTTAGATAATTTATATATTCAGATTGATCACTTTCCATTAAACGTTCAAATAAAGAATCTATTCTTTTACCATATTGCATAAGTCCCATAATTTTACCTGAGCTATTACCATGCCTGTTATTGTGTAGTTGCATTGCATCATCTAACCAAATGTAAATACCACCAGGGGTTACGTCTTTATATCTTCTAAACTCTATTGTATCGTAAGTAGTAGCTTTATTAGAATTAGATCCTTCACCATCAATAACTACAAATTGTTTGTCTTCACTAAATGACATGTTAGACCAAGCATGTGCATTATGATGATCTAATAAAATTTGTTTGCTATTATAAAAATCTTTTTCTCTTAACCAATACAAAGTATCATCGTGTGGAAATAAAGGAACTTGATGTTGTTCTCTCCATTGACCAGAATCAGTCATTACAAACAAATCTACGTCTTCAAGTTTAATACCCCAATCAATTAATTTTTTATAAAACCACCATTCAGGTGCACTAATTTGTTTTTCATTTTTATCACGCTCGTATTTTAAATACTTATAAAATCTACCATTTACAGAAACAGCTATACTACAGTCATGACAAGCTTTACCTATACCAACAACTATTTTTTTCTTTTTCCAATTAAACATAAGGATCACCTAGTGTCCACATAACTAAACTTTTTCTTGTTCCTGAAGTAACTGGTTTAACTCTATGTCTAATAAAAGAAGGAAAGATAACAATATCTCCTTGTTGACCTATTTCTTTACATTTAATAATTCTATCTTTATTTGGTTTACCTGTATAATTTTGAGCAAATTCTAATTCACCGCCTTTATATTCTGTAGAATCATTTAATATAATAGAACAAGAAAGTTTTCTAATTTTGCCATGAAAGTGTTTATTTAAAGGATTGTTGTATGGTTCACGCCATGCATCTTGATGCCAATCATAAAATTGTTTTTTACCATATAAAGTAAATTGACAAGATTCAGAATAACTAAATTGAAAATTCCAACCTGCATTTTTATTAGCTAGTTTAAGGTAAGGATATACTCCATCATAAACCCATTGATCTTTTAACCAAACAATATTTGAGTTACGTTGTTTTTTTAAATCTAGATTAGTTAATTTTACTTTCTTTTTACCAGCGCCACCAATAAGTCCTTTAACAGATTTTTTAGATTCACCTTCTTGTATTACTAAATCACACCATCTTTTTGGTAATGCTTTCTTAAAATACCAATAAATATATTTTAATTCCATTTCTTTCCTTGTAATTTATAATGTATACTATATATCTTTTTTATGAAAGTATTAAATCACTATACAGGAATAGTAAAGAAAAAAGCATATGTGTTTGAAGGCAAGACAGATATTGATGCTAAATATTTTATATCTAAAATTAATAAAGGCGTAGAAGAAGAGGGTAATCAATCTTATAAAACTAACGTCAAATCAAAAATGACTAATTTTCAATATTTTTTAAAAGACAAAAAATTTATAAAATTTACAGAAAAAATAAAACCAGCTTTTGTTTATCACAATAATTCATGTGACGTTAAATTAGTAGATGCATGGGGAAATAAAACAATGCCGGGAGATCATGTTATGACTCATGATCATGGAAACGTAGAAATATCTGGAATTCTATATCTTGAAGATGGGGGAGAAGAAACTTTTTTTACTGATATGCGTATAAAAATTAAACCAGAAGTAGGTAAGTTTTTAATATTTGATTCAGATTTGTACCATGGTGTTGGTACTAATATTTCTAAAAAACCTAGATATACAATGTCGTTTAATTTTAGACAGGGTGGTTACGAACCTATTGTTTAACCCAAACAGATCCATTCCATTTATAAGTTGACAATCCACCAGCTGTTAAAGCTTCAAAGTCTGCGTCAGAATCAGTTGCTGGGTTAGTGTCATAATCTTGTACAGTCCATTCTTGGTCTGCTTCACTCCATACTCTAAATGGTTCTCCTTCAGGAAACGTATTACCTGTGTCTGGATTAATCCATTCTGTTGGTTCATTTGGTGAATGCCAAATATTATCATCACCTAATGTCCATGAAGCATAAGGTTGTGGTCCAATAAAAGCATCTTTTGATTCATTATAAGACATATTTACTCCAGCAAAAGTCCATCTGTATAATTTTGATTGATCTGGTCCAACAGTTCTTGCTCCAGTTTCTGGATCTGTAATATAATAAACTCCTGCTACTGAATTGTAAGAAGTTTTTTTCCAAACAACTCCTGATGTTCCATAAATTTTATTACAAAATGCTGTTGCTGTAGCGTCATCTGCGCAATCAACATCATCAAGTTTTATAACTTGTTTTACTATGTTACTGTCGTCAAGTCGTGCTGCGTATGCCATTATATTGTTAATACTCCTGTTACTGTAAATGCTGCTATTTTATCTCCTGTAGGACCGTCAGTTGATAGTGTGTTTGTTCCAGGTGATACCGCTAAATCTGGGTGATCAGGTACGGCTGCTGCTGGTATTCTGACTATAACAAGACCAGATCCGCCAGATCCTGAAGTTCCTCCCGATCCTCCGCCACCGCCTTGGCCATTTCCTCCAGCACTTCCTGTGCCAAAAGGTGATTCTGTACCTGGGTGTCCTGGTGCTGCATTTCCGCCGCCTCCGGGTCCGCCAGATCCTCCACTTGTTCCTCTCCA